TTTTCAAATATGTTTGATTCCTGATCCCCTTGATATATGAAAGTTGTTCCTATTTCATAATCAGCCGCTCTCCATGTGCCGTTTGAACTAGTTTCTATTGATACATTAAATCCCTTACCTGCCGATGGATACAGCCTCATTGCTTCACCAGACCAGTTTCCTGAGTTTGTAGCAGTTGTAAGGACATCATCAGTTGCAGTGCTAACTAAAGCAGCCGAATTACTTCCAGTAGACGATAGAGCTATATAATCATTATTATCATCTATCTCATCATGCATTCCTGCAAATGCAGTTGAAGTTGGATGATCAGTAGTAGTTGTATTACCACCAGTATCAGTCCATTGAAGATCTCCATATAGACCTCTAGTTGGTTTTGCGATATCAACATTTTTACTATACCAAAAATCATAATCATCAGCCAATCCACCTGGGGCTATGCCATTAAAATGAGTATTCTTTATATAGCCATACCATTTTGATCTATTTGCTGCTCCAAAGTTTCCATCAGATATTCTAACATTACCATCTGCAATATAATAAGTAGGCTTCATTCCAGTAGTAGTGCCAAGATCAATAACTTCAGTTACCCAAGCATCAGATGAATATGTATAGATATCTATGTTTGCAGCACCATCTGTATCTGCCATTAATAGATACTGTTCTCCAGTATCATCCAAACCAGTTATCGTATATACATCATTTTGATCCCAATCATTTCCACCACTTAATGTTCCCGATATTGTAGTATCTGTATTAGCTGTTATTGTGACAGTGCCACCATTTGTAATATTATTAATAGTAAATCCTACCAATGCACTATCAGTCCATCCTCCATCTGAATCTACTAAAACATTTACATTATCAGATCCATTATGTATACCTGTAAATCTTCCAGAAGTTACCTGTGCACCTTTACGGTCATGTGAAAAGTAAAATAATCCATATCCAGCATTAGTTGCAGTGCTATTTGTAGGTGCATCATGAGTAGTAAATCTACCCATGCAAACAACTCTACCTACGTTATTCACAACAAGATCAGTACAGGTTACAACCTCATTTATCTCTAGATCTCTTGGATCTGCAACGGTGTTTAACCCACCTTCAAATCGTTCTATCTTCCAAACTTGCTTAGGCATTGTTATTTTTTACTTGTTTTTTTCCAATTTTTTCGCTTATAAGTTAAATACTCTGAAGCTTCAATGGGATTAAAAATTGTAGTTATCAACCTATTATCATCATCATCGTATTGAGGGTCTATTATAGTGACAGGACAATTGAATATATTCTTATCATCCAACCCCAGTTTATCTGCATAATTATCCATTATCTTGAATGATGCAACTTGAAGAGCATGACTGATCAATCCTGAGGCGGGATCCTTTAATACTTGATACCCTGATACATGAGTATGCCCACAAGTAAGAACGTGATCTTTCCATCCCATCTGAGCAGCCTTCGCTACACCATGAGCAGTATTCCACATACTATTCCCCTTAAATGTGTGCCTTGCATTTATCCTGATCTCCTTACCATTAGGGAACTTAAGATTCATCCTTGCCCCCCAACGCTCATATAAGCCCTTATGATCACGCATAATGAATTCTAGGGGATCACCATCACCTGACCAGACATCGTGGTTTCCTGCTACCAAATAGATCCAATTAAGCTTATTTACGAAGTATTCGGTAAGTCTCCAAGATTCCTTTGCAGATGTGGACTGCTGACCATACAATGCAGAAAGCCTACCTATCCAGTTATTCTGTATGTCACCAAGATTACCTGCGTACATGCCTTCAGTAGCATTAATAACATCCATATACATCAAGATCTGAGACAGGTCTGTACCATCATCATCAACGTGAGGATCTCCAAAGTGAGCAATACCTATTGGCCCATCAGTCTCTATGCTTATATTAACTAGCCTTCTTGTTTCTTTAGATGACTTCTTATAATTATACTTCTTCTCCCTATGAGCAATAAGTTCCTCAATGGGCATGTCATCTGGATCTTTATCCTCTACCGTAAAAGGAGAGGATTCTATTATTTCGGGCTTTAGTGTTTTCCTATAGCAAGTATTACAATACCACTGCTGCTTCTTGCTGTTCTTATAGTAACTCCATCCATCTCGTCTAAGAGACCTCCCTTTGCACCTAGGGCAACCAATGACATTATCATCATTGTCCCTGGTGAAATCTTCTCCAGACATTAATCTCTGATCTCTACATGAACTAGATCATCAAATGAATTATCTTTTATCTCCCCATCAGAATCCCAGTCTCCACCCCAACGGATCCTTAAACCTAACTTATGTCCTATTCCTCTCAACATTCCTCCCATGTAATGAAACCTTTCTCTATCTTCCCAGTCTATCGGGTAAGGAGCGAGATCAACAGCTTTTCCTTCTAAGTGCTTGGAATACTTTGTTTTCGTCTTCCCTTCTGCTAATAATTGCTCCTGCCGCTCCTTACTCCGAAGTCCTTCAATAATCGTAACATCCATTATTTTTATCAACTCATTCAATACATTAACTAATTTAGCGTCTACGCCCTTTAGTCTTGCTCGACTTCTTCTTCCGAACCTTGGCATTTGAACTCCTTTTTTTTGATGGCCTACCAACTTTGGATCCGTATGTGCCTGTACCTCTCGGCATTACTTACCTATTTTTGCTCCGCTTATAATCATCGCCAATATGTTTTGAACTATATCAGCCACGTCTCTAAAAATAGGGGCTTCTTTTTCATCTTTAACAAAGGGTATGTTAATTGCCTTATCCATCCATTCTGCTATTATTTCCTCAACTTCATCACTCTTAACATATTCTAATAAACTGCCCTTTACTGCATCGGCTTGTTGTTCTGCCACTTCTGTTGCCTTTGCAACAATTATTGACTTTAAATCCATTATTGTCTCCTAGTTTAGTTTTGTAAATAAAAAAATTAATATTGCCATACCACCTAGTATGTAATTACGCCAGTTCTCTAACGCCCTTGTTCTACCATTGGCTATTTTTAATTGTTCTTTAATATCTGGTAATTCACGTTGAAGAAGGGCTTCGATCCTTGCAAGCCTTTCTTTCATGTCATATCTATATTTATCAATCGGTTCGTAGTCCACTATTTACCTTTTAATTCGGTTATCTCATCTCTGAGCTTAGCCATTTTTTCATTATGTTCAATTTTCATTTCTAAAGCCGTTACTCTTAATTCCATTTGATACCATCCCCAAGCAATAGCCCCCAATAAACTAATCATATTAAAAGCAAACTTCATATCTATTTTAATGCCTGCCATTAATTCTGCTCATTGAGCCTTTTAATTCTGATACTTGATTGTCAAGATCATTGATCTCTTTAGTCATAGCATCAAACTTTCTGTCAAGTTTATCATCAGATGTATTCCACCTTCCTATTAACTTAATGATCATTCCTTCCATGTTCTCTAAAGTTTCAGATTGACCTCTATTCTCAACCTTTAATTTTTCTAAAGCATCTTGTTGCGCTTCGCTCTTCTTTGATAAAGACATTACAAGATAAACAAACATTACACCAACAACACCAATCATACCCGCTTCGCCATATATCGCCATAAAATCCACTACTTCTTGTTCCTTTTTTTCTTACCCCAACTAAATGGATTTAAATTTAATTCTTTTTCATAGAAGGCTACTTTTTCTGCCAGCTCTTCTCGCTCAACCCTTTCGTCCACGATATGTTTACTAAGTAGATCCCCAATTTGTTCATCTGCAGTAGCAACCTTAATCTCCAGGTCTTTAATCCTACTTTCAATTTGCCAATACCCATAGACCAATATTGCGACCAAGACAAGTCCTTGCCCAAGCCACTTAAGATTAATGCTAACAATGGCGTTATCATCAAGTATAGTAGTACGATAACTTCTAGCGGTATCCGGTTTTTCACTCACTTAACCTCCCAACCTGCAATAGTCCATCCAGAATCGCATCCAACTATAAAAGACACAACCATCAACATAACAAGTATTACCCAAAAACCACCCATTAGTTTTATAAAATCTTTTACAAAATCATCATCCATGTCAATCAATGTATATATATGTTACAGGGATATCATAAGATGTACTTATTTCATAGTCCATAAGGATCTCCATTTTTTCTTTAACCAACTCTTTACTCTATTCATCAATGTAGGCTTACTGACACCCAGTCTTTTCTTAAGCCTCTCTATTCTTCTTACCCTCTGTAAGCGATGCATGTTGCTGTAGAGTTTGTATGATTTATTATACCGCTAAAATTACCATATAGTATCTCACCAGGAACCATATAGAACCAGGCAGAACTTAGACTATCACCAATATTTGATGTAACCTTTAGTTGTAGAAACTCAACTGCTGCATCACCACCACCCTTACCAAGAGCCTGGATCGCTATCCATGCACCACTATCAGGTGAAGATGTGTTTGTATCATGCTCTGCAATAAGATCAAAACCATTTTGTCCTATAGCAAGCGATGTAGCTTCAGCAGAGGTATATTCTCTTAATCCTTTAGCCATTTCTTACTCCTATAATACCATCCACCATGCAATAGCAGTTTCTACTATTAGGTCGGATGCTGTGTTATAAGCCCATTTTTCCTTTGTCTTATATGGGCTATAATTCTCTATTATCCATTCAAATATTTCCCAGGCTACACCAACTATGAATACTCCCATAACGCACCAAAAATCACTCCAATGTAACCATTGAAATATCTTGCATAAAAACGCACCTGCTGCC